AATAATATGTAATAAGCATGTCTCTAATCTGTGTCAGCTTCGGGATGTGAGTACTATTATCCCAGTCATGACACTGACTAAAGATATCATGTGTTGAAGTTGCATACAAGTTCTCTAAAGTCTCTCTTGCATTGCTATACCATCTGTCACGAGAATTATCCCATGCAACATACTTGTTAGCAATAGCTGTAGCAAGACTATCAGGTTCTTGTAGTTTATATATTTCAAGTGTATTAGGCATCGATGTCTCCTTTATTATATGCCACCAAATCTAGATAAGGGTTTAGGTGCATTGTTAGATTTCTGATAACCCCATCTCTTAGGAGCTACAGCAATTGAACAAGCATCTGCTAAAGCATTCTTCACATCGTCATGTGCAGGTTTAAGTTGCTTTAATTCTTCTTCAAGTATTTCACAGTTACCACCACGGTAGTGAAAGATTTTATGATCTTCGTATAATGGTCTCAAGACAGCCGCAACACGCTCTTCTTTCTTTGCAAAAGGTCTGTAGTCTTCTATGACAAGTCTCACAGAATTCTCAGCCATCTTATCTTTAAGAGCTGTAACGATTACTTGCTGAGCCACTGACACTTCTGCACGGAGCTTTTTAAGGTTATATTTATTATGAAGTGCCATTATGTGACTGTAGTAATCTTGTATACGGTCTGTCTTGAATCGGTCAATATCGAGCACATATCTGTTATTATCACTGTCAATGCCTACTACAACTATTGCAGTACTATCTGCACGGTGTGATAAAGCAAATGCAAAGTCTATAGCAGCGTATACATTCAGTGGTTTGTCTTTTATATAGTATACACCAGCTTTGGTATAGACATGTTCTCGATTATAGTACATAAACATATCAGGTGTGATAGGGCTGCTACCAGCATCATTAGGATCATTATAGTATTGTGCAAAGAACTGTGACTTATCTACATAACCTGCTTTAATTCGTGCAAGTTCTTTGAAGTCGAAGCCATAGTACTTACCATCTTTTCTACGAGTTCTGTTCCAGAGGAATTCACCATTCTCTTCAACAGACTTCTGTAATATATCCCATTGAGGTTCTTTACCAATAATTTCACCAGTATCATCAAATATATCTTCCATAGTATTCTGCATGGTGTCATAAATATCTTTAGGATGGTAACGAGTTCCAACAGCTATTATTCTACCACCAGGATTAAGAATTGATTGGAGTTGTGAATATTGTGCTTCAACCTGTCTACGTCCTTCTTCATTATTGTTCTTAGGTACCACGATATCGTCTAATACAATTAAATCAGCATGTGCACCAGTAATGTTAGTAGTCAGGCCACCAGCTTTAACAGTGCTATCACGAGTACCTTCAGCAGTTCTTATAGGGCTGTCTACACATATCTCAGATGTTGTCCACTTCTCACGCTTACCTTCATCAATATTGATAAGATCTGGCCAGTATCTTCTAACAATTGGTGAGTCCAATACACCTTTTATCATTCTTAATTGAGCTTCTGCCAAGTCTGATGTAGCTGATAAGTACACTATAGCAATTGCTGGGTTCTTTACAATCTGCCAAGCTACGTAACAACCTGCATAGAAGCTTTTACGGTGTGCACGAGGGTATAATACAAGTCTGTAATTCTTTCCTTCAGGGTTTGTTAAGAACTTACACAAGTCTTCATGACAAGTACCCATTACATTATATGGTGCCACCAGCTTAACAAACGTTATAAGGTCTGATTCAGCTAGTTTACGTATCTCTGCAATTGTGTCTTCATGGTTTGCCATTACTGTTTCAGCCTCTTAATGTCTGCTAATAAATCTTTAGAGTCTATTTCAGGCTCTTTCTTCTCTTTCTTAGGTCTGCCAACCTTTTCTTTAGTCTTAGAAGTCTTACCATCAATGATGAATTTAAGAGCTTGTAAGTTATTTTTATTATTATCGTCAAAAGCTATTTCAAGAACCTTCTTCATAGCATCACCAACTAACATTTCATCAGCTTGTTGACGTAATGTTTTGTATATTTCACCAGCTACAGAGCTTTCTTTGAAGTTTTTCCAGTGTCTCCAGTCTCCTTCAAAGACATCTTCAACAAATTGTTGCTCTGATGGGTCTTTGTAATAGCTGAGAAAGAGCTTTGAAAAGCTTATTAAGTCATCATGGTCTTCATCAGCTGTGGTAAAAGTAGGTTTATAGCCTGATATAGTGTTTAATTCAGAAAATGCAGACTGTGTTACAAACCTTTGTCCGATTTTTCTATAATCTTTCCAAGTTATCTTCATAAATTGTTCTCC